CCGACATATATAACTTCAGCCCACATGTTATTGTTAACTGTAGCGCTAACCGTAGGTTGGCCGTAGTCGTCTTGTGTAAACGTCTCAGTTCTGTGCGTTATGTATCGGTCTCGCCGTCCTGCGTTCTTCATGGCTGGTATATGATGCGGTAAGGATTAAGCAAAGCATCTAAACCAAACTTCAAGCGCGTTGTGATAGTACCGGTTATTTCTTCTTGCCGGTTTTCGTACATGTGGGCGACAAGCAATCGCACAGCTTGTAGTATAGGCTCTGGCACAGTTGTATATCCTGCTGTAAAGGTTACTACTACCGGAGTCAAAGCATATTCGTAAGTAGTAGGAAAGTCATTAAATGCAATTCGAGCAGGCCGACTTATAGTGTCTGTAGTGTAATTAACCGACGGCAGCAGAGTAAGACTGCTGTATGTCTTGTCTTCTGTCGTCTGGTACCCTACCTCGCTAATACTAGTTACAGGACCAATAGGCACAAAGCTATTGCTGAAGTCTGGTAAATACAGCCGTGCTGTGTAACTGCCGATTTTAATATTGCAATGCTCCTCTACAAAGGAAACAGCAGCAGCACGCAAAGCGGTGATCAATGTGTCTTCTTGGCTATGCGTCACACGTAAGTGTTCTTTAAGGTCGGACACTGTAATAAAAGTGTCTAAGTCTACTGCTGCGCCTGTAATCTCTACTTGCATAATGTAAAAATAGAAAAGCCCGCGTGAGCGGGCCTTTCCTAAATCAGTATTTCTAATTATTACGCTTCGTCGTGGAAGGTAAAGGCAGCATCAGCGTGCAAGGCACTAGCCGCAGCGTACCTATGCACCGAAATTCTTACCTGGTGGCTCAAATCCAAAGCGAAAGGATTAACAACGATGTCAATACCACCAAATAGACCAAGGACGCCAGCTTGGTTGAAGTCAGCAAGAATACCTGTCGGTGTCGTCCCTGTTCCGGCAGTCATCAAATCGGTAACGAAGTAAGGGTAACCCATAGCGCGGAACCCTGCGCCGCTACGATCAATAACAGACTCAATGCTACTAACTAACGGTAGGTTAGCGATGTCTTCGTGCATTCTGCTATCAACTACAAACTGAACGTTATTCAAGTTTACACCAGCACCAGCGAGGCTAGCTTCAGCAGCTAGCAAGCCTGCTGCATCGACTGCATTTGGGCTGTCACCATCTGCTGCACCAATAATAGCATCAAAAGCAACTTTGTCAATTTGACGGTTCAGCTCTGTTACCATATCATTTGTGATAAGGTTTTCTACAGCAGGACCGCCTTGCAACATAAGCTGCTCGGTAACAGTAACAAACGCTCCATAGCGGTCTGGCGTTAGCGCCTTGTTGCCAATAGCGTTTATAGCATTGTCAACATTAACACCTTCATTTGCTGATGCAATAGTTGCAGCAGTAGTAACGATAGGAATATTTACGTTAGACGTAAGACCGCTCAGAACACGGCCGCCAACTTGTTGGAACAATGTAGGTGCTGCCAAAGCTTCAATGCCTGCTGCTACGTTTGTACCTACCATATTTGGTGAATTAGTCAAACCAGAGCCAGCACCGTATTCGCCTGCGTCTCCAAGCGCACGCAAAGCAACGTCAGGAATAGACAACATACCCTTCAAGGATACATTAGCCATACGCGCTTCCTTTTGTGCTTCTTCGGTGTACTCTGCTGCAACGCCTGTAACGCGCTTGCCTTGTGCCAAGTCACGCACTGCGCCTGCTAGGTCAAAGCGCTTGTTCATGGTGCGCAGCTCGTGAGCGCCACCGCGGCCAGCTTCGCCAGCAAGTACTGCACTTTCAGCAATCTTAGCGTCTTCACGCTTTACCTTAAGTTGCACGTCAACTTTACGGATTTCATTTGCCATGCGCTCCAGCTCTGCTACGTCAGTATCAGAAAGATCGCGTTCTTCAAGTTCAGCGGCTTTTTTAACGTCTTCGCGCTGCTCGACGTATTGCTGGCGCAGTGCCTGCAAATCCTTGATGGGAAGGTCAGTCATTTTTATTTTGTTGTTCGGCGCGCGCAAATACAGACGCAGCCTGGTATGCTCCATAAGTTACAGGACTTACATCGATTAAACGACTTACTTTCTCAATAACTCTTACGCCGTCTTCATCTATACTTTCTTCGCCAATAGTAAACGCAAATGAACTTTGCGAAATGTCGCCGCGCTGTATCATTTTGTACAAATCTCTGCCAGCTTGTGTGTCACTAAGTACGGCTCTGTAGTGCAAGCCTTCTTCATCTTCCTTTAACTTTAGTGTTCTATTGCTAGTTCTAGCAAGCGGTACGCCGTCGTGATTTATAAGCAATCGTACGTCATCCTCTAGAACATCAGCAAAGGCGCCAGGTGCTATGCGCTCTTGGAATGCACCAAGATCTGTAGTGCTGTTAAAAACTGCTGCGTAACCTTCGACAACAAGATTGTCTGCTGCTGCACGCATTTCTGCTGTTCTGTATTGCACGCCGTCTTGTTGAGCTTTACGCTTTTGTTCTGCTGGCTCGCCTGATAAAAATTTACGCAGTGCTTGTATGCGCTCCTTTGGTTCACCTGGCAGCGTTTGGTACATCATACCTAATGCTACCTGTGTTGTCTTGTTATCTGGGTTGCATTTATTATGCTCTCGCGTCATAGATCGCAAAACCCTTCTTACTGCTCCATCCATATTTCTTTCGTTCATTTCATCTACCCTAGCTGCTGACCATCTCAGCATAGCTTTACCTCCCCAAGCGTCATACATTAAGCCGCCACACCCTTCAGAGTATGGCACATCAGCATGCTCTGCTGCGCGGCTTAAATAGCTGAAAGTTCTTTTTATTGTTTCGTCGCTTAAATTTTCTCTGCTTGCAATTTGGCTAGCTCGCTGCTTTCCTACATCGGTTCCACAACTGCCCCATCCATTTTTATCTACATATTTGAGAACCCGACGCGCATTATTTACTGCTCCCTCTGGGTAGTCATTCCGTGCCATCTGTAGATATTTTTTCGGAGTAGGCTTGCATCTTGTCTAGGCTTAATTGGTTTACCTGGACTAGGTGCTGGTCGCCGCCTTCAATTGGGTTCAGTTCCTCTGTGCTGCGCACTTCGTTTATACTCATTACACCGTTTTGCAACATTTGAGTAAAGAAGCTTGCACGCGCTTGCATATCGCCGCGGAACAAATCGTTCAGCGCAAACTTAAAGTAGTGGTTGCTGGCCTCTTGCCTTGTAAGCAGCTTGCTTTCTAGTTCTTGCTCGATGCGCTTGGCCCATGGCAAAACTGTATGCCGTGCAAACATTAGGTTCTGCTGCTCGACGTTGTTGTATGTCGTCTGGCTTTCTAACTGCACCAACGCAGGCGGTACGCTAAAGATGCGGCAAATTTCCTCAGCTTGAAACTTGCGCGTCTCAATGAACTGCGCTTCCTCTGGTGCGATGCTAATGCGGCTATACTTAAAGCCAAACGGCAGAAGCTTAGTTCCTGCGCTAGTTTGTGAGGCGTTCCAAGATCCTTGCAGCATTTGCATCTGCTCAGACTTGAGTGGTTGGTCGCTAGACAGTACGCCGGTCATCTGCCCACCGTTGCCAAAGTATTGGCTGCCATAATCCTGTGCAGCTTGAGCAAGGCCTAGATTCTCTCGGTGCAGTTGTATAGGTGACTTGCGGTATAGGTTGCAGATTTCTAGCATATTCTCCTGCTGCACTACAACACCGTCACGCAGCTTATAAATAATGCGGTCATTTACAACGCGCTGCTCTACAAAGTCAGTGTCTACACATTGCAATGCTATAGGCACTCCACCTTGACCGCGCTTAATAATGGCGTAACCAACTCCCTTTAATACAGCATTAGCAATAATAGTTTCCCAAAACACAAAAGCTGTTTCGTATGTGTTGGGCCTATATTTTGTAACGTCGCACGCAGGATGCTCTGTAACAATGTCTCGCCGCTGGCCGTCCATCCTGTACAGATTTAAGCTAAGGCTAGCAAGTGTACTTGCAATCTTGTATACGCATGCGTAAACCGTGCTAATGCGCACGCTGCTCTCGTGTGTAATACTAGCACCAGCAGACGTTGGACCATACAAGCCGACCGCATTGATTATGTCCTGTGGGCGGTCTAAGCCAACGCGCATGCGCACTTGCTTTAATAAAGACTGTAAACGGTTCGGCATATTGCAAGATAAAAAAGGGAAGGCCACCGTTGCGACCTCCCCTTAAATAAACCAAAATCAGAAACCTACAAACTAATGACCTCAAAAATGGGGTCTTCGTCCTGTGCGTTGTTAAAGTAACAACCTAAAGCCATTATGCTAGCTACTATTCCATCAACTTTTTGACTTTCGCTGTTTTTCTTTTTCGTCACCTTAATGTTGTCTGCCTCGTCGCGTGCTAGGTGAACGCAGCCCATCTGCCATCGCAGTACATCGTGGCCGCCATGCTTTATTTGACCTTGGCACAAAGCCAACTCGAACTGCTTAGTAGGGTAACTCATAGATGCGTAACCTTGGCCAAACGGTTGGCAGTCTATGCCGTCTAAGAAAGGCACTACTAAGTGCGCGATATATCGGTCGTAGGCCAGCGCCTTCAGATCATAGGTTTGTGCAAGCTGCTGAATGTGCGTGCGGACAGCAAGCATATCTGTAACATTCCCATCCGTTATGCTGACTAGTCCTAAGCGTTCAAAAGTGTAGTAGTCGATGCCTCCGCTCAGGCTTTTGCTGTTGGCCTTGTCTTCGTTAACAAAGTGATGGCACTTGAGATAAAAGCAGTCGTTTACGTCGTCGCGAAAAATTAACGCTACGGCAGTTAGGTCTTTGGTGCTAGATAGGTCCATACCTGCATAGCAAGGCAGCGTCTTTAGGTATGCCTCTTCTACCTCATCGGATCCGCGCATAAACTCATCATCGGATACCCACCGCTCTTCGCTTGCTGTCCAAATGTTCAAGTGCAAACGCAGGAAGGTGTTTATCTGTCTGGGGTTCTCCTTACATCGTTTTACCTCCTGCTCGAAGTAGTCAGCCTTGCAGATGCTACCAAAGCCAGGGTTGGCCTTAGCCCATGTTGTAGGCTGCGTCCAATCGTCATCTTTATCGGCGCTGTAGATGACAGGCAAAAAAGTATCGTCTTCAACGCTGCCTTCCTTTACTTTCTGCGCGTAGTCGTGCAGCTCGTAGCAGATGCTGGACGTATCGTGGCCAGCAGTGGTAATAGCAATGACCAAAGGCTGCGTACGTGCTCCGGTCGAAGTCTTTAATACGTCATACAAATCACGATCAGGAAAGACGTGGAGTTCGTCCAATATGACAGCATGGGCGTTGAATCCGTGCTTGGTGTTGGCCTCGGCAGATATGGCCTTGTAGAAGCTGTTTTTGTAGTGGATGGAGTTTCTGAGGACTTTGCCGTGACCGGATAGCTTCGGATTATTCGCGCACATGGCAGATGCGATTTCGAAGACGATGCGGGCTTGGTTACGGTCACCCGCTGCCGAGATAATTTCAGCGCCTGGCTCGCCGTCAGCGAAGAGCATGTATAAGGCGATGGCGGCGCAAAGATTGCTCTTGCCATTCTTCCTAGGGACTTCAATATACGCTTGGCGGTACTGCCGTAGTCCGTCACTGCGAAGTGTGCCAAACAGTGGTCGTATGATGTCGTCCTTTTGCCAGTCCTCAAGAATGAACGGCTTACCGCCCAACTCACCTTTGACGTGGGTGCAGTACCTCTCGATCCACTCCACGGCCTTGTTGCCTGCTTCTTCATTGTAGTATCCTGCCATAATCCAAGATGTGCTGCACCGCTGACAATGCGCCTTCAGTGTAGGTCTTGCCTTCAACAATTATGCCGTCGTGCAAATGCACAACTTCTAGCTGCTGCGTATCGTCTAGTGGGAACGAATCAACGCTAAAGCCAAAGCGCACAATGAACAGGCCACGGTAGGTGTCGCTGGCATCGGCAAAGGCTTGGTCCATCTCTTGCATACTAGCCAAAGTTCCTGTGCTGCTCATGTCTTCACCTGGGTTCTTCCACTCAAACATGCACCAGAAGTCTTTTGCAGTGTTGCGGTAGATGCAGTCTATGTCGTGTATAACATCGTGCCTTCTTACCATCTCTGACATCTTGCGATTGATGGGGTGTACGCTGTTTGGTCTATGTACTCTCATGCAAAGTCTGGGTCTTCGGCTTCGGCACTACTGATGCCAACGGCTTTAATGTAGGCGCGCTTCTTGTCGCGTAGCCTTTGCAACTCGATGTACTCCGGACGGCTCTTGATGTAAACCTGTCCTTTGTCTCCCTTCGTTTCATAGACCATGCCTTCGCGGTCAATGATATCCTGCAAGGTGCGTTCTTCGTCAATAATCTTGGCGAGGGTGAATACTAGTTCGCGCGTGTTCTCATCTACGCTGCGATCGCGCTGGATGTTCTCAAGCAGTTTGTCAAATGTGTTCATGGGGATTCGTTCAAATGTGGTCGCACTTTACGCGAGAGA